CAAATACGCCAACACCTACATATACTCCAACACCAACTCAAACTGCAACACCATTATATTGTGATTTTAGTTATTATGTTAACGCAATCACTCCAACTCCAACATCAACATCATTAGCGTGTGATTTCACATATGAAGTCGAATTATTTACAAATACCCCAACACCAACCCCAACACCAACTCCAACACAAACAATAACACAAACACCAACACAAACTGAGACGCCAACACAAACACCAACACAAACTGAGACGCCAACACAAACTCCAACACCAACACAAACTGAGACGCCAACACAAACCCCAACACAAACCCCAACATCCTCTCCATTACCACCAACAGTTGAGTATTTCCAAGATTGTTGTGATAGTCTTACCGTATATAAAGTTGGTGGTGTATCAACCCCTATTATTGTTGGTAACACTTATTACATCAACACTGATGGATTTAGTGGTTGTGGGACTGCGGTAAGTGGTCCACCATATAATAGTCAATCTTTAATTATTAGTGTTACATCATACTCAAATTGTGTTCTGTGTGAGGTAGACAATCCTTGCCCAACACCAACACCAACACCAACAATGACAGTAACACCAACAAATACTCAAACCCCAACGGTTACACAAACACCGACGGTTACTCAAACACCAACTAATACACCAACAAATACTCAAACCCCAACTAATACACTTACACCTACACCTACTCCAACAGTTTGTATTCCACAAATGATATATAGTGGTGAAAAATTTATTAATATACCACTTCATACTAGTGCGTCTTTCAAACCGGATGGTACGATATTATATATTGCAATTCATAATGGTTCACCAACTGATAGTGTATGTGCTTATTCATTATCAACACCGTGGGATGTTTCAACAATTACATTACCACTAATAGGATGTTCAATTGCTGTTCCGGTAATTTCCGGATTAACCCCTACTAGTGTAATTGGTCATCATTTTTCACCGGACGGTAGTAAATTATTTGTAGTTGAGACAGCATCAAAAAGTGTCCTTAGATATATATTATCAACATCGTGGGATGTTACAACATCTAGTTATTCACCCGGTGACTTATTTACTATAGTTGGTTTAACTCCGTCACATATTGATTTTACCCCTGACGGTTTATTTATGTTTGTTACTGTTACGGGTAGCCTTCTTAAAAAATATAGTTTAACCACACCTTGGGTTATAAATACGGGGGTTGTGGAAATTCAATCAATTTCCAACTCAATTGTTTCCGATTTTACTTTTCAAAATAGTGGAACTTATTTGTTTTCAATAGTATCAGGTCCAAGTATAAGAAGACAAACACTATCTACACCGTATGATTTAACTTCAATTGTTCCTGTTTTAACTCAGACAGAAAATGTAAGTAGTTTTATTTCAGGAGGTAATCTTTATTCTCTTAATTTTAAAGATGGTTATAAAGGGTTTATTGGTGGTTATTACTCAACCGGTTTGAACGGAATTACAGCTTTTAATCTTACCTGTGAATACGATATTAGCGGGACTTTAATATTACCAACACCTACTCCAACACCAACTCAGACGGTTACACCAACCAATACAGTTACTCCAACACCAACATTACCACCATCGTTTGTTTCAGTATGGAGAACAACAACACCATCTGAAAGTATTACATTACCATATTCACCATCAGGAACATATAGTGGAACAATAGATTGGGGCGACGGTAGTATATCCGCTAACACATATGCAAATAGAACACACACATACTCATTATCAGGTAATTCTACTGTTACAATTTATGGAACAACTAATGGTTGGGCGTTTGGTAATACTGGTGACATATTAAAAATTAGAGAAGTTTTAAAATGGGGACCATTAAAAATTAGTAATGGTGCTCAAGTTTTTAGAGGATGTAGTAATTTAGTATTAACCGGTGTTACGGACACTATTGATTTAACAAGTGTTAATAATTTAATTTATATGTTTGGAGGTTGTTCATCTCTTACAACCATCAACAACGTTAATAGTTGGAATGTTTCAGGAATTACCGTTATGAGTAATATGTTTCAATCATCAACTTTTGACGATGATATAAGTTCTTGGAGTGTTTCAAATGTTACAGATATGAATCGTATGTTCCAATTTGGAGCATTTAACCATAATATAAATTCGTGGAATGTTTCAGGGGTTACAAGTATGGAAAATATGTTTAGACAATCTTCTTTTAATCAACCATTATCAGGTTGGAATGTTTCAAAGGTTACATCTACTATGGCAGGTATGTTTGATGGAACCTTATTTAACCAAGATATAAGTATGTGGAATGTTTCAGGGGTTACAAGTATGAGTGGTATGTTTAGATACACCCCATTTAATTATTCTCTTAATAATTGGAATGTTTCAAAGGTAACAAATATGTCTAATATGTTTTATGGTGCGTCATTTAATTTACCATTATCAGGCTGGAATGTTTCAAAGGTTACAAATATGAATTCTATGTTCGCATCAACTTCACAATTTAACCAAAACATTAATTCGTGGAATGTTTCAGGTGTTACAGATATGGGTTCTATGTTTTATCAAAACGCATATTTTAACCAACCATTATCCGGATGGAGTGTGTCAAACGTTAGAAATATGTCTTTTATGTTTTACAATTCACCATTTAATTATCCTATTGGTAATTGGGATGTTTTAAATGTTACAGGAATGACATCTATGTTCCAAAGTTCATCATTTAACCAAGACATCGGAAATTGGAATATATCGGGAGTAACCAATTTCACTGATTTTATGTTTGCAAAAACACCGATTACATTCTCAACAATAAATTTAGATTCTATTTATAATGGATGGCAAACCAAAACACCGCAAACCGGATTAACAATTAATTTTGGTTCTGCAAAATACACATTAGCGAGTCAACCGGGTAAAGATATACTAACAGGTTCAACTATGAGCGGTGGATATGGTTGGACAATAACAGATGGGGGGATATAATATATGGGAACAATTTTAAAAATATTATCAATAAATTACGACGGACAATTCGCCGACATTACCTTTTACCCTTGTTCGGGTGGGAGTATTAATATCGGTGAAGTTAACTTACCATATAATTATTATTCGGAAAATTACTACGGAACATATAACATTTATTTACTTGATTCGGGTAAAACTTGTTTGTTAAATGTTCCTTGTTTAACACCTACGCCTACTCCAACAACAACAATGACATTAACTCCAACAAATACTCCAACACCAACAAACACACCCGCACCAAATTGTGATTTATTAGGTTTAGATATTACAACCCCAACCCCAACTCCAACACCTACAATGACACCAACACCAAGTTCTACACCATTATTACCATTTATATCTGTGTGGAGAACAACATCTCCGTCTGAGAGTATAACATTACCTTATTACGGTTTAGATTATTCAGGAACCATTGATTGGGGTGATGGAAATTTTTCGGCGAATACATTTGCAAATAGGACACATATTTATACAACTCCTGATGACTATGTAATAACTATTACAGGTAAAGTTAATGTGTGGTCGTTTTATTATACACCAACAAGTAAACTTAAAATAAGAGAAATAACACAGTGGGGATGTCTTAACATAACTCAACTATCATATAATTTTTATGAGTGTTCTAATTTAATATTAACAGGTGTTACTGACACTCTAAATTTATCTCAAGTGACAAATTTAACATATATATTTCGTGGATGTTCGTCTATTACAACCATAAATAATATTAATAATTGGGATGTTTCTAACATTACAGGTATGTCAGGAATGTTTGGTCAAAGTAATTTTAACGATAACATTAATAATTGGGATGTTTCGGGAGTTGAGGATATGAGTTATATGTTCCAAGGAGCAACATCTTTCAACGAACCATTATCTGGTTGGACTGTTTCAGGTGTTACAAATATGTCGAATATGTTCCAAGGAACAACATCTTTCAACCAACCATTATCAGGTTGGAACGTTTCAAATGTTGCGTCTATGACATATATGTTCCAAAATTCACAATTTAATCAAGATATTAATAATTGGGATGTTTCAAGTGTTATTTATATGAATTATATGTTTAACGGCACACCGTTTAATCAACCGTTGTCAGGTTGGAATGTTTCAAATGTTACAAGTACGTATTATATGTTTGCTAGCACCCCATTCAATCAACCAATCGGAAATTGGGATGTCTCAAAAGTGGTTAATATGGAGGGTATGTTCCAAAACGCAACATCCTTCAACCAACCAATTAATAATTGGAATGTTTCAGGAGTTACCAATATGACATCAATACTCCAAAGCACTGATTTCAACCTACCATTATCCGGATGGAATGTTTCAAATGTCTATAATATGACTTTTATGTTTGCCAATTCACCATTCAATCAACCAATTGGGAATTGGAATGTTTCGGGTGTTACAAATATGGTAGGTATGTTCCAAGGAGCAACATCGTTCAATCAACCATTATCCGGATGGAATGTAAGTAACGTTAATAGTATGAGGCAAATGTTTAATACTGCTACCGACTTTAACCAACCTATTGGGTCTTGGAATGTTTCGGGGGTTACAGATTTGGGTTATATGTTTTATGCGTCATCATTTGACTATCCATTATCTGGGTGGAATGTTTCAAAAGTTACAGATATGACTTATATGTTTGCCAATTCCCCATTCAATCAACCAATCGGAAATTGGGATGTCTCAAAAGTTAAAAATATGTCAGGTATGTTTGTCAATACATCATTTGATTATCCGATTGGGAATTGGACTGTTTCAGGGGTAACAAATATGAGTAATATGTTTCAAAACGACCAATATTTTAATCAACCATTATCTGGATGGAACGTCTCAAATGTTGTTGATATGACATCTATGTTCCGAAATTCACAATTTAATCAAGATATTAATAATTGGGATGTTTCAAGTGTTATTTATATGAATTATATGTTCGCATCTTCCCTATTTAATCAACCATTATCCGGATGGAATGTTTCAAATGTTGGTGATATGAACAATATGTTTTATAATTCGGAGTTCAATTACCCTATTGGAAATTGGGATGTATCTAATGTTGTTAATATGAACAATATGTTTAATATTAATACATATTTTAACCAAGATATTGGAAATTGGAGTATATCAAATGTAACTAATTTTACTGACTTTATGTTAGGTAAAACACCATTAACATTCTCAACAACAAATTTAGATTCAATCTATAGTGGATGGTCAACTAAAAATCCGTATACAGGAAGAACAATAAATTTTGGAAGTGCTAACTACACAATATCCGGAGGACAACCAGGTAAAAATACATTAACGGGTTCAACTATGAGTGGAGGATATGGTTGGACAATAACTGATGGAGGAGGAATTTAATATTATGAAAACTTTTGAAATATTTACAACAAATTACGACGGGTATATCGGAGATATAAGTTATTCCGCATATACCGGAGGAACTATTAGTTTAGGTTCACAGTTATTACCATACGATTATAATACAGATTATTATTATGGAACATATACCGTATACATACCTTTTTATAATAAAACCTGTATTTTAGATTATCCGCCACCTTCTTGGGATTTAATCGGTGATACGTTAATATTGTTCATTTCAAGTTGGAAAACCGACAATGAAGGTTTTACTAACACTAATCAAATTGGTATTGTGTTAGACCCATCAGGAACTTTTAATTTTGTAATTGATTGGGGTGATGGAAATACAGACACAATAACATCATATAGTCAACCTGAGCTTATACATACTTACAATGTTATAGGAACATATACTATACGTATGTTTGGAGTAATTGACGGGTTTAATATAGGAAATTATGCTGGTGATTATGGTAAAATTTTAAGTGTTCAACAGTGGGGTGATGTAAAATTAATTGATGGTGGATATCAATTTTATTATTGTTTTAATTTAGATTTATCTACCGTAATCGATACTTTAGACACTTCAAATCTGACTAATATCGACGCTATGTTTGCAGAATGTTATAGTTTAACATCTGTAAATAATATACAATCGTGGGACATTTCTAATATAACAAGTTTATCTTATTTATTCTCCGGATGTATATTATTTAATCAAAACTTAAATAATTGGGATATTTCGGGAATTACAAATATAAGTGGAATGTTTTATTTGACAAGTTATAATCAACCATTATCCGGGTGGAATGTTTCAAATGTTCAATACACAAATTATATGTTTAGTAATTCTCAATTTAATCAACCATTATCCGGATGGGATGTTTCAAATGTTGTTGATATGAGTAATATGTTTGAGTCTTGTCCATTTAACCAACCAATCAATAATTGGAATGTTTCAGGTGTTACAAATATGGGTTATATGTTTAATGGGTCATCATTTAATCAACCATTATCCGGATGGGATGTTTCAAATGTTACAGATATGAGTTATATGTTCTATAACAACTCAATATTTAATCAACCTATTGAAAATTGGAATGTTTCAAATGTTACAAATATGAGTGGTATGTTCTATTACAACTCAGCATTTAACCATCCAATTGGGAATTGGAATGTTTCGGGTGTTACCAATATGAGTTATATGTTCTATTACAACTCAACATTTAACCATCCAATTGGGGATTGGAATGTTTCGGGTGTTACCAATATGTCGGGTATGTTCTCTAATAATCAAATATTTAATCAACCATTATCCGGGTGGAACGTCTCAAATGTTACCAATATGTCGAATATGTTCTATTCCAACTCAACATTTAATCAACCATTATCAAGTTGGACTGTTAGTAATGTAACAAATATGTCAGGTATGTTTTATAATAATAGAATATTTAACCAACAAATTGATAATTGGGATGTATCTAAAGTTACAAATATGAGTTATATGTTTTTTAACAGTTTATTTGACCAACCATTATCCGGATGGAATGTTTCTAAAGTTACTCTTATGTTTTCCATGTTTAATAATTCTCAATTTAATCAAAATATAAATAATTGGAATGTTTCTGGAGTTACAAATATGAGTGATATGTTCTCTAATAATCAAATATTTAATCAACCATTATCCGGGTGGAATGTTTCAAAGGTTACAAGTATGAGTAATATGTTTGCCACTTCATCATTCAATCAACCAATTAATAATTGGAATGTGTCGGGTGTCACAGATATGGGTGCGATGTTCTATCAATCTCAATTTAATCAACCATTATCCGGGTGGAATGTTTCAAATGTTATTAGTTTGTTTAATATGTTTAGGGGTTCAAAATTTAATCAACCTATTGGAAATTGGGATATTTCTAAAGTATCTAATGTTGTGTATATGTTTTATGAAAACCAATATTTTAAACAAAATTTAGGGAATTGGAACATATCAGGTGTTACAAATTTTTATTATTTTATGGGAACTAAAAACCCTATTACTTTTTTCACATACAATTTAGATAGTATTTATAATGGGTGGGTAACAAAAAACCCACAAATAGGGATACAGATTAATTTTGGTAGTGCAAAATACACATCAGCTGGTTTGGCGGCAAGGACAACCCTTGTAACAACTTATTTTTGGTCAATTAGCGACGGAGGAATGTTAACTTAATTTATGGAATATATATATAGAATATCGACAAATAATTATACCGGATATACCGCCGATATAACTTTTAATCCATCAACAGGTGGAACAATTAATATTGGTACGGTTACATTACCGTATGATTACCCTACAGATTATCCGTATGGTGATTATTATATATACATACCGGCAACAGGTGTATCGGGGTCTTTGAATAATCCCCCACCAACACCTTAATTTATACGAACTAACAATATATGAGTACAACTTTAGAAATATTAACTGCGAATTATAACGGACAATTAGCCGATATAACCTTTTTCCCTTGTTCGGGGGGGGTTATAAATATTGGTGAAGTTACATTACCGTATAATTACGAATCCGAAAATTATTATGGAACTTACATTATTTACGTAATGTATTACGATGAAACTTGCTCGTTGGATATTCCTTGTATATCATTAACACCGACAAATACACCGACAAATACACCGACACCTACTATTACAGATACTCCAACTCAAACACCAACTCAAACTAATACTGTTACACCAACTAATACTGGAACACCAGCACAAACCCCAACACAAACGACAACGCAGACACAAACACAAACACCTTCCAATACAGCTACACCTACTAACACTATCACTCCAACTCAAACTCCAACTAAGACTCATACTCCCACACCAACAAATCGCCCTACAACAACACCAACAATGACACCAACAAATACTCCTACACAAACAAATACTCAAACAAATACGCCAACAAATACGCAAACGCAAACACAAACGCAAACTCAAACCACTACACAAACTCCGACTAACACTCCAACACAAACACAAACTCAAACACAAACACCGTCACCATTACCTCCAACAATTGGGTATTTTGAAGATTGTTGTTACCCATCTATAATATATAAAGTGGGTGGAATAATATATCCTGTTTTTATTGATAACTTCTATTATATAGAGACTACCGGATATAGTGGTTGTGTTAAAGCAATAAATCCTACGTCATTTAACAGTCAATATGAAATTATTAGTTTAACTTCATATGTGAGTTGCCTTATTTGTCAATTAGACCACGAATGTATTTTACCTACACCTACACCAACTCCAACTCAAACTGTGACTCCAACGGTAACGCCAACAGTAACTCCAACAATTTCAACAACACCAACAAATACTCCTACACAAACACAAACACAAACTTCAACACCAACACAAACACCTACCAATACACCAACAAACACTCAAACACAAACTCAAACACAAACACAAACTCAAACTTCAACACCGACACAAACACCTACTCAAACTCCGACTAACACTCCAACCAAAACTCAAACTCCAACAACAACAACGACATTAACCGCAACACCAACTCAGACTCAAACTCCAACAAACACTCAAACACCAACAAAAACTCAAACACCAACACCAACAAAAACAATGACTCAAACACCTACTAATACTCAAACACAAACACCAACCAAAACTCAAACACAGACGCCTACAAACACACCAGTTTGTTCAGCACCTCAAATGTTAGGTGTTACATTGTCATCAGGTTCAATTTTATCTGTTTCGATTATTCCGGGACCAAATTGTAGTGGTATTTTTATGATATATTCTTATGATAATATAAACTTTAATTCTGCTGTGGCAACTCCAAGTAACTGTACATCACCGTTTACTTTTGACTCTCTTACTACAACAGGAAATGTTTATGTAAAAGTGGGTCAATTATGTACATCAGGTGGTATTAGCGCATATTCTGAAGTTTTCCCATATTTCTTCCCAACCCCAACTCCGACACCAACACCAACAAATACACAAACGCCTACTAAAACTCCAACCAACACTCCAACTAAAACTCAAACCCCAACAACAACAACAACATTAACTGCAACTCCGACTCAGACTCAGACGCCAACTAAAACTCCTACTAACACTCCAACCAAAACACAAACACAAACTCCAACTAAAACTCAAACTCCAACAACAACAACAACATTAACTGCAACTCCGACGCAAACACAAACGCCTACTAAAACTCCTACACAAACACCTACTCGAACAAACACTCCAACGCCAACAACATCGTGTGGTGTTACATTAATTTCTACCACATATGTTTCAGGAACCACTTGGAATTATAATTTCACAACAGCAGGTTCTTGTGGAACACTTTTACCGGAATATTCGTCTGATAATATAACTTGGACTTTGGGTGGTGCAGGTGGTTGTACTTCACCTAGGTCGGCAATAACCGGTATTAATAGTGGAACAATATACTTTAGAATGACATTATTTTGTTCGTCTCTTACGGGAGTTTCAAATGTTATTACTTATGTGTTCCCATCACCAACACCTACACCTACAAGAACTCAAACACCAACACCAACAAAAACACCTACACCTACACCGACTGAAACACCACCTGGAGTAACTTGTGTATGTTATGAATTATATTGGTCTCCACCAGGTGGTCCTTTCTTTGGTTCAACAACTTTTGATTATATTGATTGTGAAGGGTTCCCTGCAAGTTCCTTTGCTAACAATATGGGTGATTCACCGAATATTTGTGCTCAAGAAAACACTATTTCATTTGGCGGTGGTGACAATTCAGGTGGTTGGCTTCCATCAATATATAATTGTTGCGCAACAAATATTACATTAGGATATAGAGTGTCAAATGCTGTATGTTCGTTACCTGGTTGGGCGTTAGTTAATCAATGTATAAATCGTTCCGCAATTTTAGGTTTATGTGACGCAACCGAATTATATGATGATGATATATCCGGTAATTGTACCTTCGCATTTGCAGCTGCGGGTTATTATAAAACCACTGATAACTTTAGTAGAAGATATTGGGATGGAACCGCATTTACGGGTGCTTGTTTTTCGTGTGGTTGTTTAGTTGTTAATACAGTAATAACATTATCTGATGGTTCAACTAAATTAATACAAGATGTTCAAGTTAACGACATACTTAAATCTATTGATGTTTCAGGAATGCCACAACCATCAAACGAATGGTACTCTTGGAGTAGTGACACTTTAAATTATGTAGAATCAACCTCTACAGTAATTAATTTTACAATATATGAATTTGATTCGGTTATTAATATTAATAACGATAAATTAATTGCGACTGATTCTCATAACCACGTTGTTAAACAAAATGGTGTTTGGTATATCAGAACAACATCTGATTTAAATGTTGGTGATGTATTATTAGATATTGACAATACTGAATTTGAAATCACATCATTAGTGACAATTACAGAATCAACAACAGTTTATAACGTTGATGTGAATAATAGTAATTTATATTTTGCGAATAATGTCTTAACTCACAATAAGTAAAACAGATACTTATTAGAACAAAGTAAACTATTTATATAAGGAAAATTATATTTAAATTTAGAATATGGAAAATAATGAAAATAATGATTTAACGGTTTGGCAAAGGTTATCAAGAGCCTTTGGACCAAACGCGTTATTAAATCAAGACTACCCAACATATAAGTTAGATAAGAAAGAGTTGTTAAAGACAACATCACAAGCGGAATATGAAAGAGAAAAATTACAAGCTCAACAAACATATTACCTATCTAACCAATGGACTAAGATTGAAAGTAATCTATACACTCAAGCAGTTTATTATGAACCAACTCGTTTGGCTTCATTTTACGATTATGAATCTATGGAATACACCCCTGAGATATCAGCGGCATTAGACATCTATGGTGAAGAATCAACAACTGTTGATGAGAATGGATATATGTTACAAATTTATTCTGAATCAAAAAGAATAAAATCTATACTAGCCGATTTATTCAATAACGTATTAGACGTTAATACGAATTTAACTATGTGGACAAGAAATACTTGTAAGTATGGTGATAACTTTGTTTATTTAAAATTAGATTCAGATAAAGGTATTGTTGGTTGTATGCAATTACCAAACATTGAAATAGAACGTTTGGAAAGAGGTATGGCAGCAAAATCTGCAACTATAGATGAACCTGCAGAACACAAAGGATTAAGATTTAAGTGGAAGGCAAAAGATATGGAGTTTAACTCTTGGGAAGTTGCCCACTTCCGTTTATTAGGTGACGATAGAAAACTTCCATACGGAACGTCAATGTTAGAAAAAGCAAGACGTATTTGGAAACAATTATTATTATCGGAAGATGCGATGTTAATTTATAGAACTTCAAGAGCACCGGAAAGACGTGTGTTCAAAGTATTCGTTGGTAATATGGATGATAAAGATGTTGAGGCTTACGTACAACGTGTTGCAAACAAATTTAAACGTGACCAAGTTGTTGATGCTAAAACAGGTAATGTCGATATGAGATTCAACCAAATGGCTGTTGACCAAGATTACTTTATTCCTGTTAGAGACCCAGCGGCGGCATCACCAATTGATACGTTACCGGGAGCAACAAACTTATCTGAAATTGCCGATATAGAATATATCCAAAAGAAATTATTAACCGCTCTTCGTGTTCCTAAAGCATTTTTAGGATTTGAAGAAACTGCCGGTGATGGTAAGAATTTATCATTACAGGATATTCGTTTTGCAAGAACAATCAATAAGATTCAAAAATCAATGATTGCCGAATTAAATAAAATTGCAATCATTCATTTATTCTTATTAGGGTTTGAAGATGAGTTATCTAACTTTACGTTAGGACTAACCAATCCATCATCCCAAGCAGATTTATTAAAGAATGACCTTTGGAAAGAAAAAATTGCATTATACCAACAAGCCGTTGCGGCAATTGCGGGTATTGCTCCGGTATCTGTATCGTGGGCTAAGAAACATATTTTAGGATTCTCTGATGAGGAAATCAAACTTGATTTACAACAACAAAGAATTGAGATGGCTGTCGGAGCTGAATTAACAAATACGGCAACTATCATAACACATACAGGTATCTTCGATAATATCGATAAATTATATGGTAACCCTGCATCCGGAGCAACTGCCGGTGGTGCGGCACCATCATCCCCACCACCACCGGGAGGTGGAGGAGGTTTCGGCGGAGGTGGAGACTTAGGTGGAGGAATGGAAGATTTAGGTGGACCTGAACCAGGACCTGAACCGGGTGGACCTGAACCGGGTGGAGCCCCTGAGGCGGCAGCTCCCGAAGCAGAAGTAACTCCTGAATCATTTAATAGAGATAATTTAAAAATATTGGTAGAAAGAAGTAATATGACAGAAGATGATTCATACATTGATTTATCCAAAGGTGGAAACTCTTTAGGAGAAATTGAAGCTCAATTAGGTAAACTTCTAAAAGATTAGATATTTATAAATAAAAAAACTTATGAACTTCGGTATATTAAAAACAAAAATAGAAAGAGTGTTGTTAGAATCATACGCTAACGACACATTTAAAGACGAAATAAAAAATTTCAAAAAATATGTTTTAGAAAACAAAAACATAAGTAAATTATTTTATTTATACGATGAATTAAATTCTCCAAAAGCATTAAGTGAATCTTACGCCAGAGAGTTTATTAACGAAAGTATTAAAATGTATGAGAACACAATCAATAAAATCAAGCAATCTGATTTAAATAAAATAAAATCTTGGGTTGGTAATAAACAGATAGAGAATCAATATGAGACTATCGATACGTTGTTTTCTTCAGATATATTAACGATTGAATCTAAAATTAAATGTAGAAACATTCTGTCAGAATCTCTTAGAAAATTACCGGTGGTGAAAACAGAAGGGATTGATTTACCGTTAACAACAATGGTAAGTGTTGCAAACAAAACTATTAAAAGTTATATTGATGGTTTAACTGAATCTGACAAAAAAGAATTAATGTCTTTATTGTCTGAAGATGATTCAACATTGAATGAAAAATACGTTACACTTAAAGAAGGTGTAGTTACGAAACTAACGGAAATGAAGAATGCTAGCACTGATTCAACAATGCAAATAAGAATTGAGGATACTATCTCAAAAGTAATTTCTGAAAAATACGACAAACTTACGTACTTCAAACTTAAAAACCTTAAAGAAAATCTTTAATTATCGTCTGATTTAAATTTTTTCTGAACATACTTAGCTTTTGAAAGACCATCACGTTTAATTACTGATGGTTTTTTAAATTCTTTTCGTTTTGATAATTCAGAGCTTTGACGGGTTTTAATTACTTTACTTTTATAGAGTTTTAGAGCTTTCTCAATCGTAATGTGATTATTTAATTTTACTATTAGCATATACTACATATATCTCCCTCCTACAAAAAAGTTTTGACATTACCCATAAAAACACCTATTATTTTTAAAAATAAACAGGAAAATATGAAAATTAATGAAAAAGGGAAAAACTTCTCTACTACACGGGTTCAAAACAGCGAAGATTGTTTATGGAACGGTAGACTCAATCAAACTTAAATCACTTTACTTAAACATCCAAACTTGGGTTGAACCAATATACGAATGTGATAATTGGACAAGAACAGTTCTTAACCTAAGTAGGAGTATTAAACACTCAATCTACGAGTCAATAAACAAAGATATATTCAACGACAAATTTATTGTAGACTTAGATTTAAGGTCCAGCGGACTCAATCTAAACAAAAAATCGTTTATGAACCTTGAAATAAATTTTTATTTAATACAAGAAGATTTGGATTTCAAATGTAACGAAATAAAAGAATCATTACAACAAATAACAAAACAAATTTTTAAAGATAATTTTTTAGATAATGAAAATTTTAACTTTTATCTAACCAAAAACAGTAAAATCACAGAAGAATTGTTACAAACCGAGAATGTTTAATATTTATAAATAAAACATTCAAAATGAATTTAAGAATATTACAACCAAGTGAATCAGGGAAAGGTATATTAGTTGAATACGATGCTGGGTATATTAACCCAAATGATAATCGTAACGAAACATTAATTAGAGAATCTAGCGAAACTCTTGACCACACTAAACCAATTGAGTTTTATGCCGTATTACAAAAATATGATACCCCTAATAGAAATGGTAGATTATATCCTGAACGTATATTAAAAAGAGAGGCGGAGAATTATAAAAAAATGATTAAAAAGGGAACAGCCCTATCCGAGTTAAATCACCCGGAATCATCTTTAATCGATTTAGATAGAGTTTCTCACGCAATCACCGAAGTATGGTGGGAAGGTAATGTCCTAATGGGTAAAATAAAACTACTTACATCACCGGGATATCACGAAAGTGGTATTTGTTCAACCAAAGGTGACTTAGCAGCTAACTACCTAAGACAAGGAGTTACATTAGGTATCTCATCAAGAGGTGTAGGTTCCCTTAAAAAGATTGGTGAACAAAATGAAGTTCAAGACGATTTTGAATTAATCTGTTTTGATTTAGTATCATCACCATCAACCCCGGGAGCGTATCTATTCTTAAATAAAGAGGATAAACAACTATACGATGAGAACTTAGAAGAAGAGAAAAAAATGAGTGTTGAGAGACACGTTGGTGATTCCGGAAATAAATCGCTTGACTTAATGAAAAAATTAAACGATTATTTGGGTTACTAATAAAAAAAAACAAAATGGAAGAAAAGTATTTTATCGCAAAAGTTACCTTGGACTCAGTTGATGAGGCATCAGGTAAGATTAAAAAATTAAGAGAAGAAAAATTAGTAAGTGGTTACAACCCTACTGATGTTGAGGCGAAAGTTACCAAAGTTTTTGAACATTATACAATGGAGTGGAGAATTACCGCTATTGTAGAAAGTAAAATTGATGAAGTAATTGAGTAGTTAAATTTTTAATTATTAAGTAAAAGAGGACATATAGTCCTCTTTTTTTATGCTTTTTATTTTTTGGAGATATTTATCAATGTATAAAAACCTAACTCAATTTAAGTAAATTTTAAACTTTTTTTGAATTAGGAGATATTTATATATTAAAATAACAACAAAACGAAATGGCAAAAGAAAAATCTTTAGTTGAAGAGGCTATCATCCAAATGAAAAACTTGGAAGAAGCGGTAGCTGAAAATGCAAAAGGAATACTTGCTTCTACAATGAAACAAGAAATCAAAGACCTAGTAAAAGAATCTCTAACTGAACAAGACGAGATTAACCCTGATGACGTTGAAGTGGATGAACCTATGGGTTCTGATGATATTGCCGATATTGATATGGGTGATGATTCAGATGAAGAAGGTGATGAAATGGATACTGATGATACTGATGACGAAGAAGATATGGACTTTGGTGACGAAGAAGATATGGACGACGAGGAAGACACTATTGACTTAACTGACGCAGACGATGAAGAAGTACTTAGAGTATTTCAACTTATGGGTCCGGATGACAACATTGTCGTAACAAAAGACGACAAAGGAAACACTCACCTTAAAGATGAGGAAACCGGTAAAGAGTATATGATTGTTGGTGAAAGTGAAGAAGAAGAATTTGAAATGTCTGAAGAATGGGACGAAGAACTTGAAGAAGATGAGATGGGTGACGAATCTATTGAATCAATCGTTGAGAGAATGTTCGGTTCTGATGATGAAGACGAAGACGAAGTGGAATTTGATTTTGAAGAGTTTGACGAATCTGATGATATGGACGATGAAGAAATCGTTTATGAAATCGAAATGGATGAAGAAGACGAAGAAGAATTAGGTGAAGAAGAAATGGATGATGAATCTATTACTGAAGCTAAAATGTCTATCAAACCAAAAGGTGTTGGGATGGGTAATCAATCAAAATTTAAATTTAACAAATCACCTAATCAAGGAACAGGATTTAAAACTAAAATGAAAGAGGCTCCAAAATCTGTAGGAACAGGTAAAGCGAAATTCGAGTATAAAGAAGGTGAAAATTCAGGAACTAAATTAGGAACAAACAAAGTTGTTAAGAAAACTGAAACAAAAGAAGGTTCAACTAGAAAACCAATGGTTAAAAAAGTTGAAGGTAAAAAAGAAGAGACAAAAGAGGCTGTAAGAACTTTAGGTTCAGGGTCTAACTTTAGAAAAGGTGGTTTACCAAAACCAAGAGCTCATTCAAGTTTTAATACTGCTATCAAAGAAAGTAACACTAATTCAGAGTTACAAGTTCTTAGAGAAAAAAACGAAGAATACAGAAAAGCACTTAATGTTTTCAGAAGTAAATTAAACGAGGTTGCAATCTTCAATTCAAACTTGGCTTACGCTACACGTTTGTTCACTGAACATTCAACATCAAAACAAGAAAAAATTAACATTTTAAGAAGATTTGATGGTGTTGAAACTATCAAAGAATCTAAAAATCTATATCAGGTCGTTAAAAATGAATTATCCTCAGGAACTAAAACTCAAACTATGAACGAGTCAATTGAAAGAACAATCGCAAAATCACCTTCTACAGGAGCGGTTAACTTACTTGAATCAAAAACATATGAGAATCCACAGTTCTTAAGAATGAAAGATTTAATGGCAAAAATAAAATAAAAATAAATTAAAATTAATAAAAACCAAAAAAAATGGGAGCATTATTAGAATCAGGATTAGTTGGTAACATCGGGTTAAAACACCTTAAAGTTATCAAAGAAGACACAATCAACAAATGGGATAAATTAGGATTCCTAGAAGGTCTTAAAGGACACATGAGAGAAAACGTAGCTCAGTTATATGAGAACCAAGCGTCTTTCTTAATAAACGAAGCTACAGGTGAAGGTTCAAACGGTTCATTCGAAACGGTTGTATTCCCTATCGTAAGAAGAGTATTCTCTAAATTACTTGCGAATGAAATCGTATCAGTACAAGCTATGAACTTACCAATCGGTAAATTGTTCTTCTTCGTACCTAAAATTCAAGGTTACCAATCAGGTCAAGAAACTATCTTAGGAACTCAATTAGGTGGTGGTACTCACTACGGACCAATTGGTGCGGCTGATGGACAAACTGCGGCTGATGGTCAATCAGGAGCTGGTTACACAGGAGCAAACGCATTCAAGAAAAATCTTTATGATTTATTCTATGAAGGAAACGAAGGTCAATTAGACCCTCCAGGATTGTTTGACTACTCTAAAGGACAATGGTCGGCAGTTACTAAACCAACAACAGTTATGGTTTGGTCAAATGGTAGTTTAGTTGTTGCTGACGCAACTGCATTAGCTAACCAATTCAATGGAAAAAACATTAGAAAAGTAATCGTAGCATTATCAGGATTCACAACTGCTGGTACAGGTAAATTAATCGGACCAGACGGTAATGAAGTTGATACTGAAACTTTCTTATCTGATTTAAGAATCTACAGTGATTCTACAACTGCATGGACTTCAACAACATCACCTTGTAGTGTTGTAAGTGGGTCTACCGGAATAAACTCATTATTGTTTAGAGTTGTTACTCAACAATATGGTGAAGGTATCGTTTCAGGATTAAACGGAAGAGGAACTACATCATTTGCAACTACAGGTAATAACGGTACTTACAATGATACTTGTTCTCCTGCAGGAATCATCTACTTAGAAGTTGATTTATCTTGTCCAACTTGTCCTTCTTGTGGTGACACATTAGACGGTTATACAGGAACAACTATCGGAGTATTACCATCAACTGGGTTTACTGCTGTTTACAGACGTTACGCTGATATGGAATTTGAAGATAAAATCGGTGAGGTTTCTTTCGAATTAGATTCAGTTACTGTATCTGTTACAGAAAGAAAATTAAGAGCACAATGGTCTCCTGAGTTAGCTCAAGACGTTGCAGCTTTCCACAACATCGATGCTGAGGCTGAATTAACAGCTTTATTATCTGAACAAGTTGCGGCTGAAATCGACCGTGAAATCTTAAGAGATTTACGTAAAGGTGCGGCATGGAACTTACGTTGGGATTACAATGGTTGGAGAAGAATCTCTTCAACAACAAACTATACACAAAAAGATTGGAACCAAACTTTGATTACTGCAATTAACCAATTGTCAGCACAAATCCACAAATCTACTTTAAGAGGTGGAGCTAACTGGATTGTAGTATCTTCTGAGGTTTCAGCGATTATGGATGACTTAGAATACTTCCACGTATCTAATGCTTCACCTGAACAAGACCAATATAATATGGGTATTGAAAGAGTTGGAACATTAGCAGGACGTTACCAAGTATATCGTGACCCTTACTTCCCAGCTAACCAAGTGTTAATTGGACACAAAGGAACATCGTTACTTGATACAGGATACATCTACGCTCCGTATGTACCATTACAATTAACACCTACAATGTACAACCCATTCAACTTTACACCGATTAAAGGTATAATGACTCGTTACGCGAAAAAGATGGTGAACAACAGATTTTACGGCAGAATTACCGTAGATGGTGTTAGAACATTCGATTTAAGAGAATTGAGATAATCAAAATCTTAAAATATTTAACAAAAAGGGACTATAT